AATTGGAGTGGCGTTGACTTTAATAATCAAGCAAGGATGAGAATTAAGGTTTTCAATTCCACACTGAACCTCAGTAGCCCGCTTGCGCTGGCCCCATATTCTATTTACACCTGTTGATCTTATCATGACTAAATCGCCCGCTGAATACAGAGGAGGGCTTATGTGGCTCTCCCAGACTTTATCAGCATAACCATTATTAATCATACGATCAACAGCAGAGAAGTCAGGCATGAAATGGTCTGGAATCTCAAGACCTTCTTCTTTGAAGCCCAAGGCGATCTTTACTTTAATTGCTGCTTTATTATAGTACCCATGTCCATTATGGATATAGTAGTCCGCGATTACAGATACACGCTCTCTGAAGTCTTCATCTTTAGAGAGTCTATTCTTAAAGCCAAGGAACTCAGATAACTTTTCATCAGTGTACTTTGATACTAAAGACCCTAAGTATTCCCATTGCCGTGCCGACAAACTGCCATTGGCTTTAAGTTGGGTTTTCATATCGGCCATAATTCGCATTTCTCGCTCTTGGCCCATACGAAGTGCGACCTCTATTGCTGCTGTTATGTTTTCTGGTTTTTGTTTTTTCATTTTAACAACTCCAAGTTCTTTGGTCTAACAATTACGAGTGATGGTATAAAAGCAAAACTAACGTAGTAGGCGTGAGGGGGTTTATTTTTGAATAAATATATCCTACCAGATATCTCACCGTACTGATTTAGAAGTGAAAGGCCATCATGGTAAACCTTACTAATGACTTTTACTTTACTACCTATTTCCATTTTGCCTCCTTGTATATAAATTATATCTTATTTTAGTTTTGAGCGGTAGGTCATTTTTTGTCCGCTTTGAATTTTTGTTTCATTTTTAGATAGACTTGGTTCTCACGGGCTTCTTTCCAGCATGAATAAAAAACTTTAGCACTCTGTGCTTTTTCACAAGTGAGAGCGTCAGGCTCTTGAGGTAGTACGGTGCCATCTGATGCATATTTTTTACCATCTCTGTGATTTGCATAACGACGTGCGCGTGTGAAGCCCATGTGTAGATACTTTTTGGCCATGTCAGCACCAACAAAGTCACCCTGAGACAGGTACTCATAGAACATGCAGAGTATCTTTTGACTACTAATTTTCGCCTCTGGTACAGTCTTAAACCGCCAATGTTGGCATATTTCAGACTTATACGGCTCGCAGATTAAAACACCCTGCTGTCCTTTGCCGATGTGATAAAGCTCAGGATTTGCCCGATAATCCACATTCGGGTTCCATTTAATAAAATAGTCATTACTCACCATCGGATTGTGCCTCTAATTCATTAACAATCTCTGTCTCCAGTGCCTCTGCTTCATGCAGATATTTGCCCGCCAGAGAGAGATTGCCTCGTCTTTGTGCCTCAAACGCCTTCTCACGTAACTCTGCTAATTTAGCTTGCTTTTTTTCAAGCGAGCTTTTTATACCAAATAATTTACGAATCCACTTCATATAGCACCTCCAAATACTTTTGAGCTTGGTCTTCAAAATACCAATAGTATGCATCAGCCTCTAAACAATAACAATATATATCGCCACAGGGGTCCACTTCCAGTATAAGAAGCTTGGCACCGTCTGATTTGTCTAACGCCACATCTCCTACTTTCATGCTACCTCCAATTTATTCCCTAAGACCTCACTTGAGCGACCATCAAGCCACTCAACTTTCCACATGTCGAAGCCGATCCCGTGCCTGACACTAACAACGATACCCATTATCTCGGGACTATCGTCAATCAGTGTGCCTCTCATCCAAGGGTTCTTTTGTGCCCACTCTCCTTTTATTCTTACTAAATCACCTACTTGCATGATAAAGCCCTCCGGCACAGACCATATTCGATTAGTCTAAGTGCTGTCCTGCCATAGTGACCTTGCAGTCTCCAAGCATGACCAGTATCAATTAGTTCTTGGAAAAAACTAATTGTCTCTTCTTGGTCCATCTCACCACTTTCGTATTTAATGATTTTGTTAATGTCAATCATTTTTCCTCCTTGGTTATCTTTATCGTATCATGTTCCTCGCCATCTGGGTAGGACATCTTTTGTCCTTTTTTTCTCGTGAAGTATTCGCTATTGATGCGTGATCGTGCCACTGCTCTTCTGACAAACTTGTTCATATTAGCTCCATTTGTTTATTAATTTTTGTACTCTTTGAGTCAGAATCTGATCAGATAACGAAATCTTCTTCAGCACGTACTCTATCTCAGGATTTTTACCCGTTAGCCAATGCTCTGGTGGCTCCCATCGGCACCCTGATACAATTTTAGTAGGCTCGTAACCTTTTGCATAACCTACGTTAGTTAGCTCCAAAGAATTGAACGGCGTGACTCTTGAAAAATCCCATAAAAAATCTCTTGTGGCATCAACTGTTGCCAGTCTCATTTTAGCTGATGTTCTAAAATTGTCTCTACCGCTGTATGTGTTAAACACATTCATGCTATCCAAGTTGTAGTCTATCACCATGCAAGTAGCCCAGTCATCACTTCTGGCAGACCAATCTATGACCTGCTTTGGTATCATAACCAATGAACCAATACCAATACCAACCTCGTTAATTGTTTCCACAAACTTTGCCTTCCAGTTATCGTTGGCTAAATAAATCTTGGACCTTAACTCTTTGTGCTTTTTGCAGCTTGGCCTACGATGGTTTTCATTCCTACAGTAGGAACATTTTGCCTTAGTTCTTGGCTTGTTTTTGTTGGCCTTTCTTTGTTTTCTTCTTTTCATTTCTTGTAGTGCTTGCCTATGCCTATAAGTTATGGAATACCCACAAGCTTCTTTTTGATGAGCGTCTTCTGCTATCACTGCAACTTGAGGGCACGTTGTGATATTGTGACCCGGTGTACCACAAAAACCACATGTAATTTCATATGTATAATCTAAACCAATCATTTTGTAACCCACACTTTCGTAAGTTTATTATTCTCAATTGTACCCCCCAGTCCCTGTATCGGGGTAGGCTCACCATTATTAATAGCTTCGATAAGGTTCTTAATATCAATATGACTAACAGGGGCCTTAATTACAGCACCCACAAAGTCTATTACATCGCCTTGCCAAATACTGGCTCTGCCAATCCAATTGTAACGAATAAAGCTTATCGCTTCTTTAATTGCTTCCATCTTGCTAACCATATACTACCTCCAAAAATCGCTTAGGCACTGGGAAAGTCAAATCTGTGGTTGATACTTCCACCATGCCCGTTTGTTTATCCTCTTTCGTTATTATAAAAATAATGTCAAGCCAGCCAACGTCGTTGTGTTCTGGCCTGAGTCTCACTAAATCTCCAACCTCCATCATGCCTCCTATATAAAGTATATCTTGTTACTTATAGTTTGGGTAGGTCAAAAATTGGCCTTTTTGTATCTTCCATCTTGGCCATAAAGTTTGTCCACTTTTCTGACTTAAAAAGTTTTCTTCTCCTTGCAAGGACAGTTCTTATTCTTCGCTTAAGACGCGCTGATAAGTCCACTCGGCAAAGCAAATCATCATAAGTAAGCGAACATTTCACAAACTGATTTGCATTAGCAGATAAGAATTGATAGTTTGTTAACTCGTCTTTGCCACCGGCGTTTCTTGGATGAACATGATCTACTTCATACATGACTCTATCCGTCAACCAGCCTCGATATCCCTTAAACGGACGGTTCCATACACCGTTGTATTCTCCTTTACCTACTCTGAGCCAATGTGTACATCTATAATTCTGAGTCTCGAATATCATATTAATGTACTCATCAACAAGATCATCTCTCTTCGCAGCGTTTGGGTATCCGCAATCTCTGAACTTATCTGATATTCTTCTCCTCAAGCTTGCAATCTCTCTGTTGGAAGCTCTGGAGTTTTGGTTCAGTAGTTCGAGGTGTTCATTTAGTGTCACTTTTCTAACGTATGGTCTGGTCATCATTGCCTCCAAAATTCAATTTCATCCATAGTAAAATATATTTTATAGTTATTAATAGCCGAGTAAGCGATTAGTATCTCTGGTACATTGTCATAATCTATGTCAATTATTATAAACTTTTCGCCTCTCAATTCAATTAAGTCACCAATATTCATAGTTTTCCTCTGGATACAATTATAGTATCATGTTTTATTATTCTTGGGTAGGACACAAATTGTCCTATTTGAAACTTTTGAAATATTCATAAGCTTTAGCTGCGAGTTGCTTTGTTTCATATAACATAAGCTCTTGGTCTTCCTTAGCTTGTATAGCATATAAACCAATGTCGCTCTCGTCTAAGTATTTATATTCTTTAAGGTGTTGCTTGGTTATCTTAAATGGTTTAAGCATCGTCTTTCTCCTTTGCAAGAATTATAGCATCAATGTAATCTGGTGGTACAGACTTAACAATTAGTCTGTGGCCCATAAATTTTGCTGGTAGTTTTCTTTTTAATTTGAACTCTGGTGTTGTTGCATTGTGCTCGCTTTCAATTATCGCAGTTAAATGATTACTGGTGTCGTCGCTTTCAAAACGAACCCAGAATCTGCCGTCAGTATACTCAGGCATCTCTTCCATAAGCATCTCAATCGCTTGTTCTCTTGAGGCTTTTTCGCCTCTCCAAAAAATATTTGCCATGTTTCACCTCTCTGTTGGTACTATTAATCTATCTCTTTTCTTTATCTTTGGGTAGGACATTTTTTGTCCTTTTAGGTTTTTTAATTATTCTTTTTTTCTTTTTCGGCCTGCTCCTCTTTACTGGTGGCCTGTTTCTTTTGGTTGGCGGATGCTTATATCTATGTTTGGTTCTCGATTTTTTATACCTCTTGCGCGGTCTTTTCTTTTTAATTTGGCGCGGGGGTAGGGGGGTAGTAGGCTGTATGACCGTTTGCTCAGTAGCCTCATAAGATAGTTCTGCATTGGTTTGCTGGCTTGACGTTAGTGAATTATCTTTCACTGTCACACTCAACATGCATGCCTGAGTCAGCACGGCGCATATTACTATAAATATGATACTTTCAAAAAGCTTCATTTTATCTCCATTGTTAGATTTTTTCTAATAAATTAATATCCATGATGTTGTTATATTGGCAATCAAGCCATGCAACTTTACAAACCCAGATGCCAGCCATAAAGCCATTAAAGATTTCGGGCTTAGACATCACAAGTCCGTATCTACCGCTACGTGTGTGCATGACGAGATCTCCTATTTTATATTTGTTGTTTTTCATTGTTTGTATTCCCCAATGACCAGATCACACGGAACTATATAAGCAACCCCAGTTTGAATTGAGAACACCTTATAGAATTCATATTTCCTGTGGTACATCGGTATTTTAGGCGATATCACGATAGTCAACTCTCTGAATCCCTTCTTATCATCAACCATCACAAGATCTCCAGTGTTGTATTTTTCTTTGATACGTAGCCCCACAAAACGACCTCCACTACTGTAGTAGTACTATGATTCCTTGTTCAATTAGTTTTCCTAAAGTACCTTCTCCGATAATTTGTATATCACCATCGAGATAACAGATCTCATAGTTAACCCTCCACTTAATTAGTGAGAACTCAGTTTGTAACGCACCAGTCTTCAGTATTCGAGTAACGACTCCTAGTTTACCAGTATCCGAAATTAAAGTTCCAACCTCACATATCGTTTTGTTTTCTTCACCCTTTGTCTTTGGCATTCATAAACACCTCTTTCAGAAAAGCTTTGTCGAGGAAGTCAACCCTCTCCACAATTACTATTGTCTCTATAAGCTCTGGAAAGGGGGATAGAGGAGTCTGATTAACTGATACAGCGGACACAACTCCAATAACCCTACCTCTCTTATCAAAGACAACAGAACCTGATGAACCGGGCAATGCAAACGATTGTATGATTAACTTTTCACTATCACTATTGGACACGAACCCTCTGTAGGTTGACTTCCCAATATTAGCAGGATAACCGGTATAATTAACAATTTGCCCAAGTATGTCAGGCTTATCATTAATCTTAATTGCTCTTGCTTTAATACTTAATTCAGACTCGGGAAGCAATATAGCAACATCTCTTAAAGTATTATGATATATCACCTTCGCTGGTATCTTTCCTTCTTTATCTAAGATAGAAACATCGCCTGTATCTACCACATGGGCAGCAGTTAAAACAAATTTGTATTTCCCTATCTTTAGGTAGTTTCCAGAACCCCAGCCCCTTATGTCCTCATCCATATCAAACTGAATCCTGACTGAACTTTCTTCACCGACATTGTATTTCTGATTGCAAGATGGGAGGCTTTTATTCTCTAAAGAAATTAAAGTCTTTTCCTTCTCCACCTCCATTGTTATCAAGCATGATAATAATAGTAGTATCATAACCAACCCTCCCTATAGTAACTATTAAGAAGAAAAGGTTATCACTTTATTTATGCTCTGCCATGGTCATCTTGCAGCCTAATAACGTCATTTATTTCTGGTGTCGATACCTCAATCAGTTCCACATGCCCATCTATCGGAGCCGAGAACCTATGAACCAGCATTGGCTCTATCCTCAAGCTTTCCCCTTCACTCATGATAATGACTGACTCGGGCTGACCATCTGATTTTTGGCCGATGTGAACAATTAGCACGCCTCTGGTGACATATATGGTTTCGTCTTTTACTTCATGATATTGCAAAGAAAGTCTCTTTCCTCTTTTAATATGAAGTAATTTGCCTAAGTATTTATCAGTTATGGCCCATCTTATTTCGTGGCCCCAAGGTTTTTCAACTTTTATTGGTATTCCTTTCATCATTACCTCCAAATTTTTTAACAAGATCGCTGTATCCACCAATGAATTCTTCTTCCCACTGGTTAGGATGGCATTGTTTATAACGAATTATCATAGGCACTGTCATCCAATTATACTTTTCTTTAATATAATTTAGCAATTCCTTTGACTCGTCAATACAACAAAACATGAATTGTTTGTTGTGCTTTATTAATAATTCCCTTGCATTTACACAATATGGACAATCGGTCCAAGCAAAGATTTTGTAGTACTCCTTCATATTAACCTCTCAGAAGACGCTTTGAATTGTTTATTCTGTTTTCAATTATCTCTGGCTCTCCCACAACCGTTATGAGTTGAGTGCCATTAGCTGTTAGGACACTTATATCAGAAAATCTTGCCATCGGGTTCATGCCTTTGAAAACTTTACCCTCAATTAGGTCGTAGCTCATCTGTTTATTTTCAGATATAAAAGAAATGTGTTTAGAGTTTACTCTAATTTCAGTTAGATAAAGCTCTCCATCATTTTTTTTCGATACTTTTTGAACTTTTATAAACATCATTATCACCTATAAGTTGAATGTATTTATGATTGACGACCCACTTAGCATCATCAATGAAAACGGTTGCCTCTTCATCACTTAATCTTTCTACCACAACACCAAATTGTGGCTTCGTGATTCTTTTAGCTAACCATGGTTGCTGGTCGGCAGGATATAAGAAAGAATCCTGCATTACTCTCACCAAATCACCGGCTGTCAGCATTATTGTGCCTCAGGGTTGTTATACTCTGGCACATCCGGGCCTTCGATATCAGAATCATCAATAATATTGGGCTTTTCATCTTCTTTTTCAAGTAAATTAATATACCCACCAATAATCGCAGATACATCTTCTAAAGATTGCCCTACTTCCAAAAGTATGACTTTTAGTTCTCCCAAGGTTTCGCTAATCAATTTATATTTAGTAGCAGACTTGCTATCCAGTCTTGAGGTTTGCACTGCATCAGATGATATATCTGATAACGCATCACACTCCTCTCGTAGTACCTCCAACAGATCATATATGCGGTTAGGTACGTCTTCCATTTTAATAGATTGGTTGATTCTAACTTTCATTTTTTACCTCCAATTAAGAATTCATTATCATTTTGTATAAAGTAGTAGTCACCAGACCTACGACGGCCATGATTACACCCCACTGTATTTTTGATTGAGCTTGTTTCCATTGCTCAAGTGCCCGTAATCGAGCGTATAATCCAGAGTCTGGATTGTATATCGCGGACTTAACGTCCCGCATATCTCTTATCATTTCATCTTGTTTTTCTGCTATTCTTTCGATATCATTTTTAATCTCTAAAATACCAGTTGTTATTTGTGTTATTTGATCATCAGTCATGGCGATTGCCTCCGAACTAATTAGTTTAATTAAGAAACAATTGCATGACTTGTCGTGATCAAAGTAGAAGCTACGGACACCGCATTTTGAAGCGCACACCGTGTTACCTTAGCAGGATCTACAATACCACTATCAAGCATGTTTACAAGCTCGTCAGTCATGAAATTATAGCCTTCTTCGGGGTTTGCCTGCCTTACCTTATTGACTATTAGATCAGGCGATTTATCGGCATTTCTGGCCATTTGTCGAAGGGGTTCTTCTATTGCTTCAAGGATGATTTTCGCCCCAAGGGTCTGCTCTTCCGTTGGGGTCTCAATAAATAGGCCATCCGTTGCTCGGATCAAAGCTGTTCCTCCTCCGGCGACGATGCCCTCTTCTTGTGCAGAGCGTACAGCTTCTAAAGCATCGTCGATTCTATGTTTCTTTTCCAGCATTTCCACTTCAGTTGCAGCACCCACGCGGATAACAGCCACACCAGAAGCAAGACGAGTAATGCGTTCCTGTATTCTTTCACACGACTTGAGGTCATCTGTTTGCTGTATTTCTGTTTTAAGTGCTTCAATTTGTTTTTCAATGCTCTCTTCACTGCCTTTACCACCTACAATCGTTGTCCAGCCTTTGCTTATAGATATAGACTTCGAGTTGCCAAAATGGTTCAATTGAATATTTCTCAGGTTTACACCTGTCTCTCTTGTTACAAAGGTCGCACCTATAGATGTACACAAGTCTTTAAGTATGTTCCTGCGTTCTTCTCCGTACCTTGGTGGCTTTACCGCAGCTATCTTCATGGTTCCCCTAACAGCATTAGCAATTACAGCAGCCAAAGCTTGACCCTCGATATCAGCCACAATGAGTAGCGGATTGTTGTCACGGGCAGCAATTTCCAAAGAAGGAAGTATTTGTTCTACAGTTTCTACTTTTTGGTCTGTGACCAGAATTAGAGGATTGTTATACTCTACAGTCCCCGACCTCTCATTATTAATAAAGGTCGAAGAGATATAACCAGAGTCAAAACGGAATCCCTCAATAAGATCTAAAGAAGTATTTATAGAACGCGCTTCTTCAACCAAGACAGAGCCGTCCTTGCCAGCGGAGTCAACGGCTGTCGCGATGAGTGTTCCGATAGAAGTATCGTTATTGGCAGATATAGTCGCAATGTGTTGAATATCCTCTTGGGACCTAATGGGTGTAGACATGTCTTTGAGACGCTCGACGATCATCTCTGTTGCTTTATCCATGCCGCGCTTAATCTCTGTCGGTGATACACCAGCAGTCAGATATCGCTGTGCCTTCTGGAGGATCGCTCTGGTCAGAACGGTAGCCGTGGTAGTGCCATCCCCAGCTTTGGAAGCTGATTGCTCTGCTGCTTGTTTTACAATTTGTGCCCCGACGTTTTCAATGGGGTCTTCAAAGTCAACAAACTTGGCTACTGTTACTCCGTCCTTAGTAATTACAGGGATGCCTTGTTCTTTGTGAAAGAGTATTACATTACGCCCCTTCGGGCCTAGGGTGGTAGATACGTAGTCAGTTAGTTTATTAATACCAGTTAAGATCTTGGTATTCAGTTCTTGGCCATTACTATAATGCTTCATGACTTAGCCTCCAGTATTCTCATTGCTTTTTCCAGTTCTTTAATTGCATTTTTAACGTGTTGTTTTTCTTCATCAAGAGAAGTCATCCAATACAATGACCTCCTCAACGTTACACTTGCGCTATCTAAGCGCAACCATAATTCATGTGGCGAGTTCATTATCAACTCCGAGTTAGGGTTATGATTCTAATATAACCGCTTTTATCAATTTGTCAAGTAATTCTTCCGATAATTTTTCAATTTTTCCGGTATTCTTATCAACTTCTTGGTCGTAGTCTAGGAAAGAAACAAGTTCTGCGAATATGTTTTCACTAGCTTGCATATTACTGATTGCGTTGTTGCCCTTGTCTAATTTTCCAGTTGAAATATAACTTGATGCGTCCTCTTTAGCCACCATCATTGCTCTGAACATATCAGACATCGCTTTGAATGCTTTCTTATAGTCGCCTCCAATTCTATCAATCTTTTTCTGAACCATATCTTTATAAGATTCGGTCTCCGTTGCGGACAAACTGATCGTGCCGACGAAAGATCCAGAACCTATATATGGAGTTAATAGCAACTTGGGCTTTTCTTCTGAGCCTGCTGGCTCTACATCATAGGTTGGTTGTCTATCATTGGAAGGCCTAATTAAAAAGAGGCCATCTTTCTGCTTCTTAACATTGATGACATGAACATCAACCTGAACAATCCTAACAGGATTTGAAGTTCCAGTGGGGCCCCTAATCCCTTCTCCTTTCTTTAGGCCGATGACATACGACACTCCTTCGTTCTTTGCGAATCCCCTAACAGACTGAGAAATATTGTCCTTGCTTGCGTAGAACTTAGCACTGCCTGCTCCTCCATCCCAGCGAAAATCAACAGCACCCATGCCACCTTCTTCGCCGCTTTCTTTACCGGATACAGTACCTCCCATAACCAGAGCAAGGAAGTATTCAAAAAGGTACGCTCCAGAGCCATAGTCAAACTCCTTTACAATAGTGTTAAAAATATCTAACAACATTATGTCATTCATGAGTTGACTTACTGATCTTCCTCTTGTCGCTCTGCTGGGTTCCAGCATAAGCTCAGAGAATTTGGAGATTTCTTTAATTCTGCTTTTTAAATTTTTGGTCTTAAAGAATCTGCCAACGACAGCAACCATGTCATCAGCATATTTTCCAACTTCTCCACTAACTGATGTAATTGAGGACTTTGTGACGCTCTGTTCTCTGTCCTTGGCCTTATCATATAGAAGATCTTCTTTTGCCTTTAGGGCCTTTGCTGCCAATTCTTTTAACTCATTATTGGTAGAGACGAGCATCAGATTTAATGCCTTTTCAATATCTGGGGTAATCAACTTCGGATCATTAATCAACGCGTTAACATCCTCTGCTGTTAGTCGCAGAGGATTTTCATTGGGGTTTACCACTTTCGCAACCCTGTTAAATTGCCTACGGCCTACATCGCCAACCGGCTTATTACCGGGAGTATTTGGAGTAGGAGCAAGCGCTTTATGTTTCCAAGTATAATTAACATCTTCATTTAATTGATCTGTAATCAACTTATCGAGCAATTCTTTAGTTATCTTCATTCTTAATTTCCTCTAAGAGTGTTTTCAAGTCAAGACCAGCGCAATCAATTTTCCGCTTTGTAAGGTGATAATGCGAGACAAATCCATTGTACCTGTTCTTTGATGCTGCTGCATCTAAAGCATAACTCGTTTCACCATTCTTGTCAAGGGGACACTCTAAAGGAATCCAAGGCATCGCCCCATGAACTGCTTTCATGAGAGCCTTGAGGGCCTGCTTCTGGACTGGGTAGAAATCCATGAATGGCTTCATTGATCTACCGTGAACCTTTTGTCCTTCGATAATTGGACGTTCACCAAAGCCATTGCGCTTGTACCAGCCTTGGTGCTTTGGGTAATATGCATTACTTATTTCGACCCCTACCGTGGTCGAATTATGCTTCCCACCAGCGTGATAAGCTACGTGATTCATATCGAGAAACTGGTATATGGTCCCGTCATTGTCAATGGCGAAGTGAACCGAGAGGCCTCTTCGATTAAGCACCTTCCAGCAGGACTTTGAGCTAAGGCAGACATCCCAGTGCGACACGAACATCTTTGGCTTGCGCTGCTTTGTCATCTTCTTATAGCCTTTTGTCAATTTTAAGCCATTGGCATTAAATGGCAAAACCACTTTATGCCAGTCAATTGGAAAATATTCGTTGTTGTAGATAATGTGATTTGAGCCGCCTTCTCTAACCTCAGCCTTCTCAAACTGCTCTAGCTTAGATTCACGAACAGCCCATATCCTTCTGAAGGTGGTAGGACCGCACATTCCATCTGCTGTTAGATCATACTCCCTTTGGAACGCTCTAATTTTTTTTAATAAATTTTCATCAAAGTCGTAAGCCCCAAACCACTCTGGGGTCCATCCTAGCTTTGCTGCGGATGCTTCATTATAAAAAATCTTGTCTACCATTTAACAACCCTCTTAATTAATAATCTCATCTGCAATGCCATACTCAACAGCTTCTTCAGCAGATAGGTAAACATTTACCTTGCGGTCCAAAAGCTTTTGAATCATGCGCTTTGTCATATGAGTTTCTTTTGATAATGCATTAATATATAGTTCTTGAATATGCTTAATTGACTTCACTTCATTCTCAATATTGTGTAGCTCTCCTGATGACCCGGCTGCAACAGCATGAATCATAATTCTACAGTGTCGGCCAACTTTTCTTTTACCCTTTGTGCCTGCGGCTAGGAGTAGGGTACCAGCAGACATTACTTTACCAAGCCCGATTGTTTCTATCTCACACTTTGTTTTTGTGACCGACATCATGTCATAGATAGAAAACATCTCGTCTGCTGATCCTCCATATGTTGAGATGTAGAATGTTATAGGATCATACGGAGCCTCTTTCTGTGAATAATCAGTCAATAGGAGGAAACCCATGCATAGATCGCTGGCTTTTTCTTCATCAACATCGCCAAAAAGAGCTACTGTTCTTATATCGTTCACTGGCGCCATCATGGCCGCCAATTCATCTTTAGTAACTTCTTCTTTCTGTGGTACCTTTTCTGTAATTTTAATCATGTGATCTCCTTTTAAAATGTTTTGTTAAGTAGTTCATTGCTGAGTCCCAATCATCAAACTGAACTAAGTGATTATAGCTGGGCGGTATGCTGACTATAAAATTTCTGATGATTGTCTTTTGTAAGACCATAAGTTGTTGTCTATCTACTTTTTTCTGGAATTCTATGTACTTATCGGGCCTTTCAGCTATCTCTAGTGCGTTGTATTTTATTTCATTTGCCTCAATATTGGTTTGAATTGACGAAGCCATCACGGTCAAGCAATCTTTTATTGTATTTTTCATCATAATAGTTCTCGTGCCTAAATCAACTAAGTATGAAAACAATTTTGAGGTTACCAAGCCACTAGTAAAAAACAATATTGCATATGTGATTTCCATTAATACTCCAAAAAAAAAGGACGGATACCTACCTCCGTCCTTTCTATAATAATGTTAAAGGCTTTATTACCTTCTTTTGGTGCGACCGAGGGCCTCATCAAGTTGAGCTTTTGCTCTTTTAGCTCTGAGAATTCTTTTAGCGACTCTTCTGGCAACTTCTTGAACAATTTCATCTTCTGATAATTGAAGTTCAATACCTTCAAGCATTTCTGCATCGTCTTCATCATCACCGGCATCATCTCCAGCAGCATCAAGATCTGCATCTTCTGCACCTGCACCCATGTCAGCCATAGCTTCCATGTCTTCGTCACCTTCTTCGCCTTCTTCGCCTTCTTCACCGCCCATGTCGTCCATTGAGGCTTTGATATCATTTACCAATTCGCCAAGAGTATCATAGGCATCAACAATTTCTCGTGCCTTATCTTGGTCAAGATTAAGGTCAGCATCATCACCCATGTCATCCATGTCTTCCTCTTCTTCTTCATAGAGGTCTTCTTCCATGTTGTATGAACCTTCTTCCATTTGGTCCTCTTCCATGTTATATGAACCTTCTTCCATTTTTTCGTCACCATAATGTTTCTTATAGCTTTTACCCATTCCCATTTCATTAATTTTATTTGAAACAAGGCTGGATTCCATACCTGCAAGTCCCATGAATCGGCGGACTGTTGCTTCATTCAAAAGTTTTTTCTTAGCCATTTAAAAATCTCCTTAAAACGTTTTCATAATAAATAGAACGTAAAATTATAAAACACTTAAATTTATAAATCAGGGTGCTCTTTTGCAATTAAATCAAAAATGTTCTCCAATTCATCTTGCTCTATGCCGAATCTCGAAAGTAAAACCTCAGCATTTTCATAGTCTTTCATTATAATTTTAATGTTTCTTTTGCTTTGTATCTTTTTGTCTTCTTTGTACTTTCTTATAAAGTTCATCACCAGTTCATCTTTATTAAGATAGCCAGTTATAAATGACCTGAAGAACTCCGCTTGTGTGAGTCCGTCATAATCTAGACGAACCTTTAATTGTGCATGCCTAGAGTCTGTGTCATCGAATACAAGTCTTTTAGTCTTCTCTTTTTTGTTCTTCATTATTATCCATCCCAAGCTGGCTTAATAGATTCTGTGCTTTAGACCAGCAGGATGGACAATACACTCTAACGAGTTTTTCTTTCTCTCTGACAGTAACCTGCCATGTTGAAACCATTTCTTTGCTGGTTTTGTCGAATTCAGCATGGCAAATCATACAGTCGTTTGGTATGAGATCAAAAAGCCCCATCTTTTGTTCAAAAGCTGATTCGTTAACCTTTGCTTTCTTAAGGGCTTTCTTTCTCATTCTCCGCTGCTTTCTATTCATTGACCAGTGCTCCCAAAACCACCACTTCCTCTATCACTATTAGATAGTTCGTCAACTTCAATAAAGTCCACTTGTGGATAAGGAATTATCATTAACTGTGCGATTCTATCTCCCCCATCATACACAGCATTATTTGGGGCTGTTGCTTCATCAAACCATCCAAATTTTAGAATGATCTCACCTCTATACCCGGAATCTATAACACCAACGTGATTTCTCAACATTTGATTCGTCTTAGAAATTGAAGAGCGTGGGAATATTAAACCAACAAAGCCTTGTGGTATTTCTAAAGCAAGACCAGTTTTATATACCATATTACCGCACTCATCTGCTTCGCCTCGTTCAGCAGCATACAAATCCATAGCGGCATCTCCATCTTTGGCATACGTAGGAATAACCGCGCTCGGATGCAATTTTTTAATTTTTACAATCATGTTATCTCCATTTTTAAATAATCATTCTTAAATAATCATTTTTTGTTTTATTTTTTTTCTCTTCATTCTCTTCTAAAGAGTAAACAAACGTAGTCCAACCAAGTATTACTGTGGTTGATCCAAACACTGCGATCAGTGCAAAAACAAATTCAACTGCATTCATGCTACTCCTCCGTTTTATAAAAGTTTGCTAGACCCATTAACGTAGGTGCCCAAAGCCCGATGAATAGGGCAAACCTTTCAGCGTGAGCAGGATCTTCTTGGGAAACAAAAATCCACGTCATGATCGAAACCATCACAGACATGAGTGATGCTGTAAAGCATATTTTTGATAATAGTTCTTTATTCATTATTCCTCCATTGGTGTATATAAACTAACACATTAAAACTATATTGTCAAATAATTAACCTAATAAAAACCAAGAATTATTAACTGCGCCATATGTGCTATAACCCCAGTCTGGGCTATACTTGGGCTTTAACATATATGGTCTGTTAATGTATAACTTGTCTTTGTCTGGCTTGATTGACCAGCATCGAACCTTGGTTAGAACAGAATTAGAATCAATAACCTCAACAACATAAAAGCTACGACCGTTCTTTGATTTCTTTTTGGTTACAGAGCGAACAATGCACCAAGCATAGCCAAGGTCAGGATCATACTCTGACAAAGGCGGCGCTACCCAATGCTCTATGCGTTCTACAACATCAGGGGTCACAACCTTAGACATGGGAAAGATACCCGTTAGATCGGTCAAATTAGTTATTATTTCCTCTTCTGTAAAAGATCCCTCGGGATAATACGTTTCGATGTTATCCTCTAAATTTTTAGGCTTTCTAGGGCGATCTACACACACTGCTGACCAGAAGTGTTTATCACCAGAGAACCTCTCGTCTATAAGATCGTGTAAGGCTCCTGCTCTGCATAAGACATCTAGTGCCCTTTTGTTAAGCTTGGAATATACAATATCTTCATTGAAGATAAATTCTTCTACTGTCTTGAAAGGTCGGTTGGCAAGTATCTGCTCAATTGCTTTTTCACCCAAGCCTTTAATAGTAGTTAAAGGCGCAACAAGGGCATCATTTTCCAAGATCTCCCAGCGCATGCCAGAGGTATTCACATCAATGTCTTTGATCAAAAATCCATGCTGTTTTGCGAGGTTGATGGCTTTCTCTTTTCTGGACTCTGGCTCTCGTTCGAGGAAAGCGGCTGTCCACTCAGCAGTAAAATAATTACATAGCCAAGCGCACTGATAGCTGATGATACTATAACTAACGGCATGAGACTTATTAAAGCCATAGCCACTAAAGTACTCAAAAGTTGTCCAAAGAGCGTCTGCTTTCTTCTCCGAAATCCGTTTAGCTCTACACCCTCTGATGAATTTGTTGCGTATCCGTTCTTTAACCTCACTTCCTTTACCTGTTCCCTTCTTAGTAAGTAGTTTACGGAGCAGGTTTCCTTCGTCCAAAGTCAAATTGTCACCTAACTTGTGAGCCAACATAGCAATTTGTTCTTGAAAGATTAAGAACCCATGAGTTTCTTGAGTTATCTCTTTGACTATCTTGTTCAAATACTTAACAGAACTTGGGTCTTCTTTGGCATCAACATATTGTTTATCAACACCAGCAGACAATGGACCCGGACGATAGATACTTGTGATAGCGGACAAATCAATTATTGACCTTGGCTTGACTCGTTGTGCGAATGCTTGAGCCCCTTGCTCTGCAAACTGAAAGATGCCAATCCATTTACCATCATGAAAGATATTCTCATATACATTTTGGTCTTTTAAGTCTATTACGTCTGGGTGTAGGTGGGTATCGTAGTACCTCTTTATATCGGCGAAGCTTGGCTCTGCGATATTGTGATGCCTCTTGAGTATGGAACTGATACAGTCTTCAATCATACGAAGAGTTGAAAGGCCAAGCAAGTCGAATTTAATGAAGCCCATAGGCTCAAGGTGGCGAACATTCTGGCCCTCTGACCACGGAGTTTGGCGGACTCCTTTACTAGCTATAAGGGGCATATACTTATCCAAGTCTTCACCAATCACCACACCACCGGCATGGCGAGATATCTGACGTACTTGTCCTACAAGTCCAACAACATGATCTTTAATTTTTGGATACTTAGAAAAGAACTTCTGCAATGATTCGCTATACTCCATTACCTCTTCAAAGGTAGGATTATATACACCGGCTTTAATGCCGTGCTTAGCTTTGGCTAATGGGGTCGCCTCAAACAGCATCTTGTTTGTAACAGCGTTCGCTTCCATAAATGGCACGTCATAAAATTTACTGATGTCTTTAATAAGAGACTTCAATTGTAGAGTGCTGAAGTTAGAGATGGGAACAACAACGTTGTTGCCCCAGTCACCAATAAGCTTTTCTTTTAGAGCCATTGGTTCAGACACATCATAATCGATATCAGGGTAATCAGTAGCATCACTCCGTAGAAATCGCGAGAAGAGGAGGTCATAACGAATTGGGTCCACTTGAGTAATACCAAGAGCATAAGCAACAAGGGAACCAGCAGCAGAGCCGCGACCGGGCCCGGAAATTTGTATTTCATTTGTTTTATCCACGATAGCTTTCATTGTCAAAAAATACTTTGAGAACCCACGGTCAGCTATAACTTTAAGTTCATGATCAAGTCTGAGTTTGTATTTGTCGCTAGAACTCAAGTTGTTGTTGAGTTTTAACATGTTAAATAAACCCTCACTTGCTAGACGTCGGAGGTAATTGTCAGCAGTATATCCGGCAGGCACAACAAAGTCAGGCAAACGAACAGTATCATCAGGAAGAAAGCTTTCAATGCGATCAAAAGCAATTTCATGTGTTCGTTCAATTGATTCTAAAACAAGTTGATCATCATATTCAACCCCACACTCTTCAGAATACTTCTTATATGACTCCCACATCTGCTGTCCGTTCTTAGGGTATAGCTCATAGCCAACCTCTTGAACAGTTGTGGGCAGATTCATGTCAAGCCATTCAGGCTTTCCACGGCCTAGCCAGCCAAGGCGCTTGTATAGCTCTCGGTCATTCCACGCTGTTGGGTTTGGGTAATGAGAGTCAGCGGTTGACACCAACTTAATGCCAAACTCCTTATGCATTTGAATTACGTATTTGTTGAGTTCGTGTTGTTCGGGGACGTTGTTCCATTGGAGTTCTCCATACCAACGGTCGCCGAGGATCGAAACCATTCTTTTGGTGGCGTCTCGCATAGCTTCCAGAACAGCGGCTTCACCTTCTTCACGATTGGCCCAATAGCAACCAGCATATATACCGCCAAGACAAGCGGAAAGGCAAATAACGCCGCTAGAATATTTGTTAAGTAATGCATAATCAATCCTCGGTTTACGATAGAAATAGTCTCCAGTATAAGATTCGGAAACCATCTTGAAAATATTGTTAAGGCCTTCTTGGTTCATCGCAAGAACAACAATGTGCCGAGAGCGATTAATTGCTGTGCCTTTGCTTTTGCTAGCACCTTCTGCTTCGATGTTAGTGCCTGATTGTTCTTTCGATAGAGCACGGGCTTTCTTTTTATCAGCCTTATGTTCTTCATAGGTCTTCTTCCACTCTGAAACAGAGGGGACAAAGTAAGCCTCAACACCAAAAATTGGTTTGAAATTTTTACCTTGAGCTTTCATTTTCTTGGCATGAAGAACTTGATAGCTCATACCATTCATATTACCGTGATCTGTTAGGGCAAGAGCTTCACAACCGTTTTGGTGTGCGTAATCCATGTGGTCGGCTGGAAAACCGAAGCCATCAAAGGGGGAGCCAACTCCGCAATGAGCATGAAGGCCTACAAATTTTATATTACTGATTGATCTTTTGCTATCCTTGGCACACCTTCGAATCTCTTCAAGTACTTGGATTGACCTTGCATGATCTGCGGGATTAAGATGAGCGTTGGCATTAATTGATATCTTATATTCAAAGCAGCCATCACGGTGCCTTTTAAAATTACTCTTCCAATCAACAGTTACTTCATCAATATCTTTCTGATGAAAGCCAATCTCATTCAAATACTTTACTGGGAAAGAGGTGATTGATTCTCCTCGGTTGTCGATAATACCATTATAGCTTTTGCTTAATGGTTTGATATTCAAAACTACACATGATGTGATCATATTTACCTCCGATGTAAATTTAACAATATATATTTAACCTATTACTTTTATTTTGTCAAGATAAAATGTAAAACTTTCTTCATAATCGCTGTGCGGCTAGTTACTATGGAGGACTTGCTATGGTATTTCTTATTATACTCGGAGGTGTAATAAGTCTACTCGCTGCCATGGCCATTAACGACGCAAAGGTTTATCAAGGTTTCCCCGTTGTAATTTCAAATTTGATTCCAATGGGCTTTCTGATTGCTGCTCTTCTTGTTCTAATGGTTTTGGTTGCGACGGCTTAAATTTTTTCAATCTTAACTCATTGTTTTTTATAATAACATATGTCATGTTGTTTTCCCAATCACCACAATTAACGTATGTTTTTATTTTTTCGTTTTTGTCTACCCATATAACAACTTCGGGAACATGCGTATGGCCCATCACAAAAACATCCGCGTCTTTGTTCCACTCTAAAATGTCCCAAACACGTCGAAGCTTTCTTTTCTTTATTGTTCTTTCAACCCACCAACTCGCGAGTTCCCAAGCAAAGGTGCGCTCAAGCCAATCTTGTATAACGGATACAACATTCATAAACGTTGGCCAACGCACAACACCCTTGTCGAATTGATGGCCATGCATAACCCTATACTTCTTGTCGGCGTACACAAAGTCGTATGTCTCCACAAACTCAACATTTAGAATTCTTTTTCCTTCAAAATTAGCAAAAGCTATGTCGTGATTACCAATAACATACACAACACGCTTTTCTAGTCTTGATAGGAGGGAAAAAATTTTGGCGGTAGATTTTGTAAAAGTCGGCACTTTGATAAAATCTATAACATCACCTGCAAGTATTAACTCATCGAACTCCACTGACTGTAGAAGTTCTAATATCTTTTCTTCCTTGGAATGTAAGCTTCCCAAGTGTAAGTCCGAAATAATTAATCTAACATAGTCTTCCTTCATATTGCTCTCAACATACAAACCTTATTTGGCTTCCGCAAACATAAGAATAACTCTCATCGTCAAACCAATAAACCTGCGCAGTGCACAATGTTTTGTCGGTAGTCATGATTGTCCTGAGAACAACCCCATATGATCCAAAACTAAGCCAGTTGGCGCCAGTGTGATCATCTCCATAAGATGATTGATATTGCACAATTGATCCGACTTTAAAAGAATCTAATTTTCGACATATGTCTTCTTGATATCCCAATTTGATTTACTCCAAAAATTGGCTGCGGTAGCCATAACATAATTATATCTCTATCTTTGCAAACTCCTATGCAGCTAGCCCTTGTTCCTTTGGGTATCGGCCCGCAGTTTTCTATAAAATATGCAGTCTTGCCTTTCAAGTGGCTCACTCTATCCCCCAGTGGCAGTCGCAAGGATCACATTCGCAGCTTTCACAGAACTCCGAAGGTGGTTGATATTCTTTCATCTCATCTTCAAAAATATAATATTCCTGACCATCAATGAGAATTCTATAGTCAAAAAAGAAAGTTTCGCTATATGGCTTGTCTGGACCGGGTGGTGGCAAGACCTCCGTTACTACTCCGCAAGAGCCATCTTTGAGGTAAGAGTAGAAACTAAATCCCTCTAGCCCACAAACCGTTACTAAATCCCCAACCTTAAACTTCCTATCTTCCATCTAACTTATCCTAATAACGTGAGTCACTTTATAATTAAATAATTGTAACAAAAATTCTTCAATTACTTTATCTTTGCAATTAGCATTGTCTTCACATTCAAAGAGTCGCCAACTGAACATCCTTCTTTTTTGCACAATCTCTTTATTAATTTCTGATATTTCATTCGCAATTGTCTCATTTATACTATCGTATCTGGTAGGAATGATACCAAATCTATCACACACCTCCAAAAAATTAGCCCAGTTGCTTTCATTATAAGATTTAGTTGCAGACTTAAAGTAAGATATCTTTTCTTCAATCTCTGGGGTTATGTCTCTATTGGCAAATTTATCTGGATGTATTTTTGAGGTGAGTGACCTGTACATTTTAACAAAGATTTTTTTACTATTCTTTCCCGGATCTCTGCCTTTTGGTTTCTCACTCTCTACGATTCCTTCAGAGTCCGTCTTTATATCATTCTTAGGATATACCTTTTGCAACCTGTTTTCATTATCTTTGTTTAACTTTTCTAGCGGAATATTGTTGTCCTCACAATACTGTTGGTAATATCTTTCAAAGTTAGAGTGTGCATCTTTTAGTGATTCATTGATGTACTCCAATTCAGAGTTAACAAAGAACAATTCTTTTATCAATTTAATATATCTTTTTTTTATTATTGACATATTATAATTAGTCTAGATCTTGAGCAATCCTATTAAACTCTCTGTAAGCGAATAATTCTTTTGTGGGCCTCTGTGTGTCCCTCGCGAGGTCTGAGGCCATATAATTTCTGTAGTCCTCCCAATTACATAAGTTATAAAAAGATTCAGTCTCATGAAAATATGAATTAGATGTATCAACACCATAAAAAACATCCTTTAGATCAAAGAATCTTGCAGACCACCGCTGTTCCAAGGGTAACTTTGATCTAGGTAGTCCCCGCTCATCTTTTACCTCACTAGTGTATTTACCAGTGCCTTTCCTTACGTTGCGCCTATACTTGATGAATTCGTCTTTACCAAACGTAAAGCTAATATGGAGATTGTCTTGAACAGTTTTTCCACTCGTAGATAAATAAAAATTGTTTTTACTTCTTATCTTCCTTCGAACCTTTCTTAGGTCCCTAGGATCTATGATTCCATACGGGAAAGATACATAATACTTTTCTGGTATTAGCCATTTAGATAATTGGCTGGCGACCTTAAGGCTAGCTATCGCACCGTGCAGAACAGACCATGATAAGCAGTCTCTTTTATACCTGTCTTTGGCATGTACTGGAACCCAGAATATTGGTATTCTCTTCCTGCGAAGACTAGGCTTTGGATCGAATTTATTATAGAAATGCACTGGGTCTTGTATAAAGTCTCCTACCCTATACCTAACCATTGGAGCAATGTCATCATTACAAACGACCCATATTGTATCACAACCAGCAAAAGCAGCCTCAACCACGGCTGCTTCTATCATTGTGTAATCTGGTGCTATTGGTAACAAGCAATCAGGATATGGCATCCCAAACTCTAGAGGTTGGCCGGCAACCGGTATGATCCCTGCAAGATGGAAATTTGCTTGTGACGAAAAAGCTTTTTCGCTAATTCCCATGCTTTACCTTCCTGCCTTTCATCATGTAATATCTCATCTATTGTCCTTAATGGTTGGTAGTCATGCACAATTTCTCTATGAGTGTGCTCTATCTTCACAGCATAATGCAATTGTTTACCGTATTTTGAGTACCCATTGGACTGTCCTCTTATGCCGTTATCACTCATCATTTTTAAAACTTTCAGCCTTGCAATACCTTCAGTAAAATCCGGCTCTGTAGTTTCGTTTACTAGCAGTCTTGACTCGGCGCAAGCATCCTTTGTCATTCCGTTAGCACCTATTCGATTTGATGGATAAAAATGTAGAGTGTGAACAAAATTATATTTCGGATCTTCTAACTTAGAGAAAGAGTGATTGTTTCCAGACCTAACATGAAACCAATCATATACATTAACATAATCATCAATCGTCTCTTCCCAAGTGCTCACTTCATCTGCAACAATTGATATTCTTTTGTTAAATTCAGTAACAAGAATAAATCTGTTGATATCATTCCTAAAAGTCTTTATTATATTCGGAAAAACTATTTGCCCTGACATAGACAGCAGAAACGCCAGACGATCCCACATCTCTGATTTCTTTATCGCTCTTTTATTATCATACCCTAAAAATTTTAAGCTTTCTTGATAGGGCATCTCCTCTAATTCAAAAGGATAAATTGGATTAAGAAGCAGCACTTGTTCATCGTTTATGAAAGAGTGTAGTAAACACTCAATTGAGCCGCCGACATTTAGTTTGTGAAAACGATATTCTGTTAGCATCTATTCCTCTTTTGGTGGATTTTTGTAAAAACTTGATATATTTGCTGCCATTCTGCTGAGGCGTGGTCTTTTTTCACTAGCGGGAGGAGGTGAAATAAGATTGTTTAGCACATAATCCATTTCAGTTGAGGGCGGAACTTTACCGGACCTGAAGTAGTCTTTCACGATCTTTGTGTTTCCTAACATTTTTACAATTGGCTCGACAGCTTTAGCTGGGTCGTTTTGCTTTATAATTGGCTGTGCATCGAATATAAAACCACCTTGAGCACCGGGGGCGTGTATCGTACCGGGATTAACATTATATAAGCCACCATATCTATCTTTGTTTTTGTACAGGTAGTGTAAACTAATTAACATCTTGGCAACTTGAGGTTTTAGTCTCGGGTCTTCAGAGTTATTTACTTCTTGAAAGAATTTGCTCAAAGTCACAACGTTGCCATTAGTGAAATAATTTTTCAAACCTACTTTAAGGCCATTTATAAATGATCCTCTATAAAAGTCTGGTAGTGCTCTGTGGTGTGCGCTAGCCCCTTCGGGCTTTGGTTGTTGCGATAAGTCTTTTTCAGTCGGGGCGGTCTCGAATAACCACCTTTTCCACTCTGTCATTATTTTCTTCATCTTTGTCCATCCTTAACAAAAAAATACTTGGTACTCTTTTAATTAGTTCGTCTCCAATCATTATATCATAAGCAATATGGAAGCCTTCGGGTGAGTCATCAACAGGGAATCCAAATGAGTAAGGCCCTTTTATAATTACAGCATACTCGTTACCCGGATCACCTGCTACTGTCTGCCCGAAGTCACTTAGCTCAACCAAATCTCCAACTTTAAACTTATGATTCACCTCGCAGTTTCCTATAAGATTGTACTGTGACTGGCCACAGGTCAGTAGCAATTTCCAAACAAGCCTCTGCGACCTTTTGAATCTCCCATTGTGCCCCTTCATGAGTCCGCAAGCTAATAAACTTAAGAAGATTGTTTAAATTAACAGTTCCATAATACTCTGTATATAAATTTTGTGGTAATACGCCTCTTGCTTGCTCTCTGCAAACACCATTTTCTATTAGTTTGTTAAATAGTCTCAAACTGTTAGTATGGTGCTCATGAATAACCTCTGTTGCTTTTGGGTAAGATACAGGCACCAAGCCCGTATTATATCTGCCAAAAGTGGGATTTATTATCTCGTTTTCGTTGGAGGCTTGTCTGTTTGATTTATGCTGAGTCCTAAATCCACTGGGTTCATAAAATCTGAGATCTTTATCTGTATATCTTCTAGAAATTTCATTATAGGACCACGTTCTATGACGATGATGCTGAGAACGCACATAAAGAGGGACAACAAATTTAAAGGTAACACTATTATGCTCCAGAGTAGAAGTGTGCCGGTGTCTGATAAGATAGTTGATGAGCTTTCTATCGCGCCCATCCAAATCAGACTTATTGACACCAAAGCTGACCCTAGCGCTATTGACAACGGTAAGGTCGCTGCCCATGTGATCAACATAATGTACCGAACCAATCCCATCGTCATATAGAATAATACTTTTTTCATATTTATCCACGGCTTACCTCTGATAAGATCTTAGTTCTGATCCGCGGTCTGCTGCTTGTGCTCCCGGCTCATCTCCCATTTCTTGAGAAGGATCACTAGAGAAAAATGGTATGTAAAATTTCTTTCCACCTATCTCGCTGTAATAATCTGTTCTTGTGTCATCGGTGACAACCATGTCCCGAGAATCAATTAGATAGTACTCTTGCGGGCCGTAGGCAGGCTCTTCATCACCATCAGGTTCTGTTTGATAATAGTCTATCCTAAAGTAATTTGAACGCTGCCCTTCTCTATAATTACGCATAAGTCTTTGTCCAAATATAACTGCCGCCTGTCCGTATTTTTTACCGAAGGATATAACATCTTGCTTATTGGGGTTAAGAATCAAAAGGCTGTTCTCAGGGCTGCCGTATTTACCGCCCATTACAACATACTCTAAACCTTTTGCATCTAAAGTCTTTTTAAAGTCATCAAGTGCTGCCATGTTCGATTGCGTATCACTAGCCATACCTCTTGGATTTTCGGCTGTCATGATACCAATTCTTTGCAGTGGCGCCCTTGGAGAAGGGTCATTTAATGCCTTCATCACATCGTCTAACGAAAGCTGTACCTCTACTTCAGAAAGTATCATAGAATTTTCTCTTATCGCTTCATTTATTAAGTTCTTTAGTAATTCTTTAGTTATTTTCATCTGTTATTCTCCCATAAACATAATTTTCCAATACTAAATAGACCGGTTTTTCTGTTATGTCAATAGAACACAGCATCCTTCTCTCAATAATTATTTTGTCACCACTCTTGAGTTGATGATGAAATTTGCATTCATCAGAAACTTGTTTCACCTCACACATCAAATATACAGACGGCTGCTTCTTATAATTATCTGGTAGCACAATAGCTACATTTTGTTCTTCCTCTTCTTCTTCAATTGGGTTAACCCAAATATAACGATTAAATGGCTTAAAATTCATTTTCCCTCCATGTTAGAATGTTATTTCACATGCGCCACCAGCACATGCTATTTCGCCTTTAAGGTCTGTTTCATCTTCTGTTTCTATGACCTTTGTCAAGTCAATTTCTGCTAAACTGGTTAGCATATTCTCATAAGTCTCTTTCGAGCAGTCTTCAAATGGTGCTTGCTTGTAAGTTCCACCGTCATGAGGCAAAATAGCAAGACCATTGTAAAATTTTCTATTCTCCCACATCCAATCACCTACTTCTTTCCATTCATGCTCTTTAATATTTATTGTTGCTGATACATTGTTTGTATTCTGGCCGCTACGGTGTCCTATGCTAACCCAATCCCTGTGGACACACTTTACCCTATTCAATAGATTTAAGGCTGTTTCTGAGCGGGTTATGGCCGCCAGAGGTGCAGATTGAGGAACAGAGATCACTGCTGTATCATGCGGTCTAAAATACTCATCCTCAATTAGCTCTGGATGATTTTTAGACAAATAGCTATAAATTGCTTCATTCTTACCAACTCGCAATCTGCGTATGTAATAGTCATTGTGCCATGCATGAATACCACTTGATGTACCCAAAACTAATGATGTAGTGCCTGCTGGCTTTGTTGTGGTGCACCTTGCTGCTGGTTTTATACCAATTAATGATGCAACTCTTTCGTTTTCTGATCTTACAACCTTGGCTGCTTTTTTCATATCTAGCGAGGTAGCAATTCCTGATGCTATTCCTGTCATGGAAACACCTATTAAATAATCTTTTTCTGTGTTTCTCTGCCAGACAGGGCGAAGATAGTGAAAGTCTGTATACGAAGCCTGTAGTGTCCCGATGAAAGAAGCCGCTCTTGATCTTGCCTCATAGTCTTCTTGGGATTCCAAGTCACTAACATTTACTTCGGTTAAATTACAGAACTGAAATGGTCGCAAGGCAATCTCACAGCATGGATTACAACCGTATTCCTTATCGTTTGTGAGATATATACCCGGCTCTCCTGAGCCTGATTCTTTGATTCTCTCCCATAATTTTAAAAAAGTTTCTTTGTCTATTCTGTGTCTCATGATGACAGCAGAATTGTTAGCTCTCCCACGCTGTGGATTTTTCTCCCACCAGTTACCGGCTTTGGCTGCTAGCATTTGTTCGTCATCAATACTAAACAAAGAAATAAGAGCAGCGCGGCGAATTCCACCTGCCAATACGGCATCTGCGACATGGCATACGATATCATGGACTTCAATCGTTGATAGCCTTTCTGAATTTTCTTTTGCATCTAAAATACCCTCTATTTTTACCAGACACTCTCTTAGTGGTTGTGGTCCGGGAGCTTTGCCACCACTCGTGACAAGCCTTTCCCCTTTTGCTCTTATGTCTGAATAATCAAATCTCAAGTGAGAAGTGCCTTTGAAATAAGATTTGATTAGTGCTGTTACCGCATCAGACCAGCCTTCAATTGAATCTCCAATTAAAAATCTTCTAGTTCTTTTTTTATTCGGTTTTAAAATTGATGGTAATCTTTCAACATGATGGCGCTGGACTGAAAATCCCACACCAGTTCCCCCAAGTAAAAGAAACATTATTTCACCAAAAACACGCAGATCGTCAATAGGAGCATAGGCACAATTAAAAATACGATTAGGGCTAATGTCAATAGGCTTACCAGCAAATTGCATTGAACGCATTGAAGGCAAAACTTTTTTATCATACACAAATTTATACGCATTTTCAATTTCATGTTTTAAGTGTGGAAACTTTTTAATATGCATATCCATATTTCTTGTCACCAGTTCATCCCAGCTTTCTCTACGGTTCTTCTCAGGTAAAAACCTAGCATACTTCATATGGACTGTTATATCCGATAGAATTTTATTCTCGACTTTGTTCATTAAATTATCTCCTAGTTTGTCTTGTTTCAGCGTATTTTGTCTTTAAGTAAGACATTGTGTTTTGTGTAGATTGTTGTGGCCTTTCTTCCACATCGTCTGTTTTATCTAGTACTTTTATCGATACATTTGCAGTATCCATAAATAATGGGAATACCAATCCGTCTGGTCCGTTTCTGTTCTTAGCGACAAAAAATCTTCCTGTATTAGCTTGTTTATCCTGCGCCGTTCTTGATAGCGAGAATATAAAGTCCGCAACAAAGCACTTGTTGAACGCTTCAGAGATAGACTCCATTGTAATAACTTCTGCATTTAAACCACCTCTATTGGTCTGGGAACATGTCCAGACCGGACATTCATATGTTTGTGCAATTGATCTAAGTTCTTCATAAATGCCCTCTAAATCATGTCGTTTTTCACCATAAGCCTTGACTGGCTTCAACAAATCAGCGTAGTCTACAATAATCATGTCTGGGTTTATACCGCGCTTTCTTAGGCGTTCGATATGGCTTTTAAGTGTTTGAGTGCTTGCTGATTTTGTTGGATATTCTTTTATAATTAGGTGTCCTTTTATGTCTTTTACTTTCTCAACAATATTAAATTTATTACGTAGAAGATCGTTGAGTTTGACACCAGTTATGCAGGAATCAAATCGCTGACCAACAACAGTGTCGGCTAGTTCCAAAGTATAATATACAACAGTTTTGCCTTCTTTCAGTGCTGTGGCACCAAGGTGAACCATTAGCATTGACTTTCCAGCACCTGTCGGTGCGATAGCAACACCAAGCTCTGATTTACCAAGGCCTCCTTGGCAGATTTCATCTAAACGTTGCCAACCAGTCGTAATTGGGTCTCTAGCCTTAATGCGAAATCGGTCATCAATATCCATGTGGTAATCGTGACCAAAGTCAACGTTAGTTCCCAGTTTCATTGCATCTTCAATAACCTTTTGTATTTGTTCAAAGGAAGAAGACTTTAATAGCCTAACTGACTGTAGCATTGCTTTTTTGAGAACCTGTTTACGACAAAAGTCTATCGCATTTTCTTTAATGAATTCGCTGCCTTCAATCTCATCTTTATTAATGACTCTAGAATAAAACATTCTTATCTGCTTCTTTAATGCATCGGTATATGAATCTAATCCAGAAGTAATTTTAGTGGCCATTATTTCATAGCTTGGATGTTGTCTATATTTTGATCTGTAATCAAGCAGAAGCTTGGTAAAGACTTTTAAGTGTTCGTATTGCAAAAATTCAGTATCAAGTACTTCAGATATTTGATCACAAAATGTTCTGTCTTGTAACATTAAGTGACACAAATTCTCTTGAAAAGACTTGCCAAACTTTTGGAATGTCTCTTGTTTCGTTTCCATATTATCCTCCGAGTGTTATAACTACTGTGTTAATTTTTTAAAAGCAACCCATAGGGCTGTTAAATTTAATGATCCCTGTCCGTCTTTCATTAGCATTTTGGTAATATTAATCTTATTAAACAAGGGGTTAAAGTTGTCCAATATAAAGTCAATTTTTTTCTTACCTTGGTGAGAAATACTTGGCTCATACAATTGCATAATCTTATAGTTACTAATAATCAAATCTTTATGTTCTAGCAACTTTTTATGTACTGCTTTTTTCTTTTGCTGCATTGAACACTGTGTTAGGATTTCAAACATATCAACTTGCCTTTCGTTCTCCAAGTAGGGAAAATGCTTTACCATCGTCTTCATACCAATTCTTGGCACACCCTTAAGATTGTCTGATGAATCTCCGTCTATCGCCCTAACGAGAGCAAAGTTTATTGGGTGGACCTTATACTTATAAACTAACTGAGTGCCGTTAATTAGTTCCTTCTGAATCGGCCTCCAGATGTAAGTGTCTGGGTCATGACAAAGCTGAAAAAAGTCCTTGTCTGAAGATACTATGATCTTATACCAATCTTTGTACTTCTTGTGTGAACTTATGTATGATATTATATCATCCGCTTCAACGTAGTCCTGTTGAAGCTGGATTACCGGCATATCATTTAAATAATCGTGTAATCGTAGCTGCTGATCTCTGCGATTCTTATATACCTCGTCTTCTGGTAAGTCGATCATCCTACGATTAAAACGCACAGGTCTTCTACCTTGTTTATATTCTTTGTTTAGTTGACGCTTCTTTTCAGACCCTCCGTGGCCATCCCAGCAAATTACAACCTCATCGGGTCTAAATTCACGACAGAGAAGCTGTAGTGACTTAATAAAGCCAATAGTTCCGCCATTTGGCAAGCCCTGTGGATTCATACTTGGGATAATTGTGTAACTGCGTAGAAACATATTAAGAGCATCAATAACTAGAACTCTCTTTTTTTCGCTTTTTGTAACTTCAATTTTTAACATTACTTACCTCCCTTTGTGTGTCTATTCGGGACTGTACGGTTTGGAAAGCCATCTTGTGGATGTTTAAGGACACTAAATGATTTTCCCGGTATTTTAGAATATGTTTCAAGCTTGTAATAAAATATTTCACCATCTTTTTTGCGGCGGCCAGCCAGCCAATTAACACCATGCTTCGCATAGTCAAGAGAGTTCCTGACTTTTCCATTGGCACTTACAACCTCATTTGATCTATCCACAATCTTTGTTATACTATTATTACACATAGTTTTACATTGCATTGTTTGGAAGTCACCGTCCATATCAACAACAAGATCGTACACACAATCTCTTGAAGACGGCTCCAAAACCACATATCCTTTTTTAATTAAGTCAAGGCGTATTGTTAACTCACTAATATCGCCTGATTGATTTGATGAATCTCTATAACTCATGTTTCCTCCGATGTTTATTTAATATAACCTAATACCTCACTCTTGTCAAATAAAAAACCCCCGATTTTTCAATCGGGGGCTAACACGAGATAACACACAAACTACGACTTATATTTCTCTATTAGAACTTCATCAAGCAAAGAAATAACAGTCTCTCTAAAATCTTCTTCTTTTAACTTATTTAACCATTGTTTTCCTTGGAATTTCACACTTTTTCCTTCTTTATCTATCATTGTATACCACGCACCAGAAAGTGTGAAATTGGGGTGTTTTGAGGCTTTGAGAACATCTAACCAAGACTCTTCATCTTGGATTCTAACCTTATCGCCTCCCCACATAATTTTAAACTCACATGATCTTCCTTCTGATCCCATCCTAGACTTTTTGATATAAGCCTTAACATGAGATCCTACTCTTACTCCATCTTCATCTAGTGCAAAGCTAGCTTTGGCTTTCCTTTTTGTGAGCCAGATACGCAAAGAAGAAAAGTATTCTAATGCTTTACCTCCCGGTGCAATATATGGCTCAACGAGCATCTCGGCTGGTCTGCTGGAAATATTTGTTTTCAATTGATTAACTAATAACAATGTTGATTGTGTATTGGCCAATGGAATGGTAAGTTTCGAAAATGCTTTTGCAAAAATTCTTGGCTTGACCGCCATTGAAGACTGCGGGTTGAAATCACCCTCAACATCTTTCTCTGAAGGAGTCGCTGCGATTGAGTCCCAGATAAATAGAACCCTTGCTTGACTCCAATTCTCCATTACATATTCAATTGTTTCTAATGTCTTCTCTACACTGATCGCAGATTGATACAAAATATTATTAATATCAACCCCAGCCTTAATCATAAAGTCATTAGATAATGCGGATTCTGCATCGAAATACACAACATACATGCCTTTCTTTTGAGCATTTGCTGCAATTTGCAACGCCATAAATGATTTACCAGCACTTGATAGGCCAGCTAGCTCAGTGATCCTTCCAACAGGAATACCTGCCATATGGCCGGGCTTGATTGAGCAGTCTAGCCATCTTGAGCCAGTTGGAATCCAATCTTTGATCGATACTGGATCATTTTGTTTTAGATCATGGGCAGCTTCAATGCCCAACTTCTTATTAATCTTTTTTGCGAGATCGCTTGTATTAATTTTACCTGTGTGTTCACTCATTTGTACTACCTTTCCCATGTGTTCTCCTGTTAATGATATCTGATGAATGTTTCAGTTTCAGTCTCTTCTGCTGTATCTCCTGCGGTATCATCAGAGTCACCGCAAGAGAAAACCATTAAAAAATATAAAATCATAATAAATTATCATCTAAGTTGATTAGTTCAAGAAGTTGTTGTTTGGTTGCTGCTCCTACTTTCTTGTTTACTACGACACCGTCTTTAATCACAACAAGTGTTGGTATGCCTCTAATACCAAAAGAGGACGCAATTTTTGGGCTAGCGTCAACATTAACCTTTACAACGCTTGCTTTACCTTGTAAGTCCTCTGCGAGAGATTCGATTACCGGAGTTAGCGTCCTACAAGGACCGCACCAGTCAGCATAAAAGTCAACCAATACTGTTCCTGTTTTGATCTCTACATCAAAATTAGATTCATTAAGAATTTTTACTGTCATTTTTTCCTCCAAAAAAAGATCCCCTCATTTTTATAGTGATGAGGGGGAAACACTCGACTCCACTTAATTAAAAGGGTATTTCATTTGAATCTTTATTCATGAAAGCCTTTAAGGCATCATCGACAGTCTTAGTACTATTATAACGTTCCGTTTCGCTTGAGAGAGACTCGGAGGATTCATCGGAGGACAGGTATTCATCCAACAACGCCTGAACTTCGGAGGTAGAGTGTCGTTGGAATAGAGTCTCAATCTCAGGTACAGAGTTTAATAGTTCATCACAGTCAGCCACATCATCATCACACAAGACTGATGGACGACGCCTTGGCTTAAGTGTAGTCTTTGGAAAAGATCCCGGGGTACCGGGACGTGAATAATTAAGGACAACATCAGTACCAGTTTCTGGATGAGTGATATCGCCATAATCTGGGTCAAGAACATAAGACAAAAGAGTCTCATAAGCCATTTTTCCGTATGACCAAATTCTTACACCCTTGCTTTCTTCTCCACGAACAATAATTGGAGAGAAGAAACGTTTTTTAGCAAAGAGTTTTTTAGCTTCACGCTTTGCTGTGTCATCTGCATTTTCTACACCTTCGCGCCATAATTTAGACGCAAAGTCACAGATTGGACAATCTTCACCATGGTTACGCTTTGGACATAGAATGCCGGGATTTTTACCTACGCCATAGTGAAAGTGGTATTCTTTGAATGGGTCGCCATCATTAGTTGGGAGAACTCGGATAGTTTGATCTCCTTCAGTTGGACGCCATTTGGTGTTATCTTGTTGTTTTTTCCCGCCGTTACGGGAGTTTTCGAGCTTTGCTCGCATTGCTTCAATATTAAGTGTCATTGTATTACCTCATGTTAGTTAAGTTTTTTGTCGTTAAGGACTAAGGTCGGAGGGGAAAACCCCTCCGCCAGAATGTATATAATTTATTGTTTGTTAACTGTCAAATGAAAAGTTAACAGTTTTTGTAGAAACTTGACCTACAATAGTTCCGTAGTTGAAAGTGCGAAATCCTTTCTTGTCCGCATCATAGACTACTTGAATTTCACCGTTACTACGAGCATAGCGATCAACAGCATTTTCGTTTACCATAGCTTTTGGCAGATCAGAAGTCTTAAAAAAGTTCATGGTTCGACGGGTTCCATCACGCTTTACGAAAGTTCCGGTGTATTGTGTAATTGTACTCATGTTTCCTCCAATGTTAGTTATGAGTGGGCGAGATATTATCTTTAGATTTAGAAGAATGTGGTAATGTGTTTTTGTGATGTACCAACAAAGACTAAATGCATAGAGAATCAATCTCTTTTGTTTGTATTTTTAATATAACCTATTCAGAAAATTTGTCAAATATTTTTTTAAATTATTTTTAATTTGTCTCTACAGGTTGTATATAATGGGTAAGCTTAATTGAGTAAAAATAAGATTGCTCATGTTCAGATGGATAGATGGCGAATGAAGAGTTAATGTTTCTACTCTCATCGTCAACTACTCGACTCCTAATGAGCGGAATCAAATTTTGGTTGTTCTCCAATTCTTGTTTGCTTATACTATAAATATACCATGTTTCTGTGGGATTGTCAAGTAAAAATAGCATATTTTCTTCATTATCTTTCATATTACCCATTGAAACTGTATAAATTCTTGATATTTCTTTCTGTTGATGCAATGAACCCATGACAGGCTCTTGTGTTTTAAACCACATAATTGTTTCGATTGCATTAGCAACAGTAGTATTAATATTATTATACATTTTACTAATTGATTGATTACCAATCATACTAAGAATTTTTTTATTTGAAATAATACACATTGAATTTAAAAGACCAGATCTGGTATATTCCTGTAGTACACTGTACACTACCCTATGACGCTTCATAACGGTTGGCCCTGACAAGTCATGGTCCGGGCAAACATAAACTAAATTAATTTTTTTGTCCTTTATTGTCTCCAATATACGGAGGGTCGCAGAAGAACATTTACTACCACCACACACAAAGAACCAATATTCGTCACTAATTGGTAGATCAAATGTAGGGCAATTGTTTTCATAACTTTCTTCTGAATGGCAATTATCGAAATCTTTACTTGTTATTGTCACCTTGGTGTGTGAGTCAGAGAAGTTACTAACTATACCTGCTCCTGCGGAGCCTAATCCTATTAAGACCATGATATCTCCTTTAAATCTCTCAAGTTATGACCAGCATGCACAGAAGAGCGAAACCATCCAAGTTGAGTATCTTCAAATATTTCTTGTATATGTGGTAGTAAATTTCTATCCTCATAAGACAGATCAATTGTCAATGAATCGTGAACAACAGAATGAACAAAAGACTTTTTATTGTTTAAAAACTTATCTATCTTTATACATTGTAACATACAATTATCTGACGATGAACTTTGCAATAAGTAATTAAGTGCATGAAAATCATCTGCTTCTATTGAGCGACCAAATGGTGTTCTAACTACATTGTTACTATAATACTTCTTCAGTAACAAATCACGATTATAGTGTTCTGAATTTACCAGACTAGAGTTTGGGTTGTAGAACCATGCTAAAAACTTCTTCTTAGCCTTATCTCGGTCGGTGATATTGTCGAACACATTCTCCATGTTCCATTCATGGATGTCAACAGCAGGATGTGTCCCGGTTGATAAGGAGATAAAGGTTCTAATCTCCGCACCATTTAAGTCGAATTGGATAAATAAGTCATTTTTTGGTATAACACAGTTTGCGATATCTTTCTTTAAATTCATAATAGGAAACGAGCCATTCATCAATGTTAGACGACCAGTCTTCGAACCCCATGCATTATAAAGAATCGGCCGATTTTGACCGTTTAAGTTATTGAGCAAGGCAAGTGCCTTTTGATCTGTTTTAGATGCTTTTTTAAGGGTATTTTGATCGATTATGACCGGATTTTGAGCGATCTGGTGAGACATCTGATGGAGATCAACTAAGAAGTCATGATTCGCTGGTCTGTCATATCTTTCAAAAATCCAAGAACATATCTCATTCTTAATTTCGCAGTAATGCTTGAGGTGCTGTTCTGGAACAATATCAAACATACACAGATCATCAAGTTTAATTTTTGAATTTACTGCTGCGTTGATGAATGATCTGATTCTTGCTTCTCGTTTTTCGAGTCTTGGTCTGAGAGTTTCTGGACACGCAGCAGAAAGGGTCTTACCACCAGAATAAACGCTAGCGTAGTCAATGCTGCGACCAATAAGCCGTTGGTCCCAACTCCAAGTTCCTGTAACGTTTTCAGGAATTCTATCATATCGAAATTTTCCATTACTGTATACCCCATAACATTCTTTTCTATCATCTAAGATTTGAAATATCATTCGTCCTCCAAAAGCGAATCCTCATAAGCTTTGTTTCGTCGTATTATTGAATTGATCCCACCGGGCTTTGATTTAAAAGTTTGGCGAAATTTCTCATTAATATAACGGATTCCCGTTTGTCTGTCAAATGTATTTGTAAAGTTTTTTCCATTTTTAACTATTTTTTTCAAGTCAGGCATTGGATATACCTCATTTTCTTCTATATTTTTCATATTAGAATATGCTGTTAATAATTTACTATTAGATAATGTATTTAATGATTCTATTTTATTTCTATTAATAATATTATATATTAATTTATTACTATTATTACATATACTATGTTCTTTTTCTATAGGAAATATCGATACAAAAAAATTGTAATTTCTTGTAATAATCTCATCTAATAGTTCAATATCTTTTTCGTATGCTTTAGTAAATCTTGAAGCGAAAAGTCCATTCTTTGTTGTTATCAGTCTAGGTTGTAAATGAAATTGCTTCATCTTATAAGAATCTAAATCAGCAAATAACACCCATGGCGAATTTTTAGATACATTAAATCCATGTTGCTTTGTAACATTTAGATAGTATTGAAACGCTCTGTTATTCATAAACTCTTCGTATTTAGCGTCGTCATCATCAATTCTTATTGGAGCAATACTTATCGCTATACCACTAGTGAAAATAGATGAATTCTTGCTCTTCTGCCAAGACGAGAATGTCATAGGAAAATCAGACCCTAATATCTTGAGATATTTCACCAAATGATCCATGTAATTATCGATAGTTATAATATCAAGCCTTCTTCCCTGTGCTAAAATGTAAGTGTCGTGAAAACTTCCAATGACTTGGTCCAAGTATTGTCTGTATAATTCCTCAGGATTTTCATAACCTTTAACAGCGTTTATTACAGATAAGTAAGGATCGTCCTGAGGTATAGTATTCAATAAGCATGCATTACGAAATGCAGATTTAACATTTTCAAATGCCTCAGCAACAAAGTCCAAAACGTTAACGGAAGCTTGTTGTTCTTGTGGAGAAGCAATATAAGTTAAAAATTGTTCTTGCGGAATAACTGAGAACATGTTATTATCTATTCTACCATACATCTGATATTCCCCAAAAGCCAAATCTCTCACATGAGGTGAAACATTAAAATCTTCATACCCTTCGGTGAAAAATCTTTCTCGCTCTGCGAACAATTTCACAGAGGAAACTATACTATTTTTACCTTTAAATTTAGACATATTTGTACCTCGTTAGCTTGGTTTTGGTGGTGACCCCGGTGGCGCTTGGCCTTGCATCAAAGGCCTCCCGTCTTTTGTGTAAAGAGAATTGTCTTTTTGCCAGTATGCCTCTTGCCAAGAACCGGTATTCATATCCCATACGTTTGGATTATTTTCAGTGCTATATTTTTTAGCACCTGAGATAGATGCTGGTGGTTTCTCACCTTTCTTTTCTTCAGTAGCCTGATTCTTAGCAGCAGTAGAACTAGGATTAGCCGCTATAGCTTCTTGCGTAGCAGTGCTATTCGCAACGTTCATTGTGGCACTAAGACCGGCAACTTTATCATTTAACGCTGCGAGTGATTGCAATTGTTGTTGGCGCTTATTAATAAAACTGTTGCATCGCGCAAATTCATCGTTAGTAACAACTTCCTTGTCTTTAGTTTTTAATCCCTTTTCGCCGGGCTTAGTCGGTTTACCATCAAGCCCTACTGATTCTTGCTTTTTAGGTTTGTCATTTTTAGGTCTAGTTACACTCTCCTCTCCGTCTCCAGAATAAGTGAATAATGCATCAACAGTTGTAGAGAATTTACCGGGTGACATAGACCCTTGGACTCTAGTTACCATGTGATATCCGCCAAAGCCTAACGCATTTGCGGCTGACCTGTTTTTACCACCTGTTCTGGGGTCCATGTTGTAGCCAGTACCTAAAGAGGTTGGCTCGATCCACACATTCATTCCCGGATAGTATATTGTATTGCCAACTAGTTCCAAAGTGGCTTTATAGACAGCGCCAAGCTGCAAAAGACCAGCATTACCCTGACGCATAAATCTAGCCTCTCGAAGATACTGCATATCAGTTTTTGAAAACTTAATTTTTTTCAAAATTCCTCTTTTTGCGCCTATTTCAAAATGATAAACACCAGCTTCGTGATCTTCTTTTATATTTCCAGTGCCATTGTGCTTGTCCGTGCCGCTTTTTGGAAAAAAGGTAAGGTAGTTTCGAAATTTAGATGATTGCATATGAGATTCAACAGCCGGTATAGGTAATTTTCCGGCTTTGTGAGCAACATCACTCAAAATATAAACATTATCTCTACTATAGCTGCTATTTTTTAATAATTGTTCCATTAAATCTTGACCATTGTCTTGATTTACACTTACAAAAGAAGTATGAGCAAAAGATAATTTCTTTATATTTCTTAAGTCCATGCATCTCTCACTCAAGATATTAACCACAATCTCTTTAGTAAGATCTCTTAACATATTCATTAGTGGATAGGATTTTCTTTTACCTTTTATAACTTTTTGAGTCATAAATTCAAAAAAATAATCAACAGCAACAGGTATTTCTGCTACATTCATTGATATAGTTTCATTTTCTTTTCCCTCTTCAGGGCTTGTTAATTCAAAACTAGGGAATAAAATTGTGGTATTGTTTAGATGGCAAAGTCGTTTTCCAACCTGCTGTGCTTCTGGAGAATCTATTTTCTGAAATATTTCAGGATCAAGCCCATCGCCAATAGGCACAAGTGGCTCGTACATACAATCTAAAATAGTGTGTATTAAGTCTCCTAACATAAAGAAAGAAACACTATCTTCCATATCTTTTAAAGACGGCAATTGTTCAAAGGTTCTATTGCTTGGCATCTCTTTATCTTTTTTGGCGTTTGATCCACTTGGCGCTTTTGCTTTCTTTTCTTCATTGGCTTGTTTTTTATTATCTTCTGCACTTTTGGCGGCTTTCTGCGTTTTTTCTTTTGTGGTCTCTTTCTCTTCTCTTTCTATCGCCTTGCCATCTTTTTTGTTCTCACTCAAAGATCCACCACCAGCAAAAGTTAATTTTGGAGCTTTTTCGTATATTTTCCCTCCTCTACTCTTAAAACTAGGACCGACATCACTTCTGTCTATAGTGCAGACATGAATGTGCCCTCTGTCTAACATTCTATTCATTATCGATCTATACGCAGTTATCCTAAACTCATCATCAATCGCCGCATAGGTTGCCCTTAGTTCTCTAAATTGCTGCAATGTGCATTTCTTTTCATTTAGCAGCCTTTCTAATTCTAGCCCAAAGTTTTCTCTGTGGGCTATGATTGTAGGGCTTGATAAGGCATCAATTTTTTTGTCTTGGAGTGCTGTTTCGATATACGCTCTGAAATTAACTTTAACTTCAACATTGCCGTTGTCTGATATATCGAACTCATGATCAACCATAACGAGGTAGTAACTTTTATTTATTCTTCTAATTGCTTCGTTAACTGAGTCTGATGACACACCATCAATCGACTGCGTTCTATTATCAAAAATATCTTTTTGCTTTCCAGATATCGGTTGCCATCCTAAATCTAGTCTTATTCTGTAATTTTCAACACCTCCTACTCTATATGGGTTGTGCACTGTAGATTGTGGGTCAATTTTTTCTTTAGCTTTGGTGTCATGCGGGTGCAATAGCAAATCAACATATTTAAATGGACCAGTCTTACCCTTTCTTGACCTAACCAACTCTGAGAAAGACTGAAAAAATAGTGTTAATTCGACAGCAATAGCAGATCTTGCGTCTCCGGGATTTGTACCTTCAAATGTAAAATTTAGGCTTTTTATACCTACACCACCACCTTTGTCAATCCCAACATCATTAGGTCCGGGCGGCCCCTGTGTTTCTCCTACATTCCGAAGCTGGGCAATTCTATCTGGGTCTTCAAAATGCAAAAATGGAAACTCTTGCTCATTTAGTTGGCATCTACCAGAGTTCCATATTTTAAACAATCTTATTTTTGGTGTGAGAGCAGAAACCAAATCAGGAGTTAATTTCATAAAAGCGCTTATATCGTCATATTTTGGAGTAATTAAATGATTTACTATGTTTCTTTTGTCGTTGTTATTAGTATCAATCATATAAAATCTAGGCTCTGGTGATTTACTTGACCCTTTGAAATACTCCGCTGCTCCACCACCAGCTATAATTTTCTGCTGATATTTTTCCTTAAGGAAGCTAAAATTTGTTATTAGAGCACATTGTTTAACATATTTTTGCTTTGCTTCGAACTCCTCATCATCCATCTCCTCAGCTTCAGCCGCAGCGTTTGCAGCAGATTGTGCTTTAGAAGTACCATCGGCTAGATTTTTAGCAGCAGTTTGTTCAGCATTTGCCATACTTTCGGCTGCTGTTTTTGATAATTTATCAATAGCCTCTTGAGTCAAGGGTTTGTTGTTCTTTTTTGCTTCATCCGCCTTTCCAGAAAAATCATTCCAGAATATTTCTATTGTGGATCGCATCATCGTAGACATGAACATGTTAGCAATAATTTTGCCACATTCTTCTGCTGCCTCATTAAATCCTTGCCACTGTGTAGCGCCTTCATAATATTTATTTAAATTATTACCGGCCATTTTGTCAGCTTGAAAATCTATATTCTTCTTATCTAAAGCCTGTATCATTCCAACATATGATGCTTCTATTCTTGCTTCAATGGCATCATAGAGTGCTTTATTCGTGCCTTTGTCCTCTGGTAAGTTTCTTAAATCAGCAACGACTTGAGGAAGACCATCAGGATCTTTAACATTCTCATATTGATATTTACTTGGTGAGTATAATAATTCTTTTCTTGGAGAGATAAATTTTGAATCGTAAGGTTCTATTTTTACTTTAATACCCTCTAAAACCTTTAGAGCCCCAAGTCCACTTTCAAGAGCCGATTTAAACTCGGTTCCTATCTTTTTCCCTCTTTGTTTACCATACTTCCTTCTACCAAATGCCTGACCAGCATTCCCACCTGTTAGTCCAAAATCAGGATTTAATTTTGCACCGTCTGTTATTTTTCTATTAGTATTTGCTAAACTTTGAGACGGAGTCATTGGTTCTATCGCGTAAAGCGATATACCAGTGGGGCTTTCAAGTATAACTGCTGGAAAAGACAAATTTATTTTACCACTTTTTAGCGCCGTGTTGGTTGGTGTCTTTACAGCTTTTGCAAATTTTTCAAAATTCATCCCACCCAATAGAGCAGAAACACCTGAGTTTTCTTTTTGAGATAAGATTAGTTTCCAATAAAAATTAGCGACTTCCTTTTGATCAAGAGCAGCTTTTCTAAGACCTACCCCTTCAGCCGCTCCATATTTTCTACCAGCAAATTTGTAGAAAGTAAGGAACCAAACAAGTTCTGCTCTTGTAACATCTTTTGGTTTCTTTTTTAATAAAGGACCAGCTTGAAGCTTTAATATAAAATTCCATTTATCAATCTCAGCAAAATATCCCAGTTTAAATCTTTTATCATCAGTGTATAATGAAAGACCTTTTACAACATCTAAATTTCCATTTGGTGCTCTTTTTGCATCTTTATATATTCTATCTACTGCCCACTTATAATCATCATCACCAAACTCGTCAGTGTTTGCATAATTAGTCATAGCTTCATGGTAAGACAGGGAAGGTATATTTTCTAGTGCAGGGATTCGTTCTAATTTGCCATCTATTATTTTTATATCAAGGGTTTTACTTATTGATCCCACCCAGTCTGCACCTAAGAAGGATTTGCCTTTTCCTAATAATACTTTTAGTTCATCATAAACCTTGCTCATGAACTCACCACCTGCAAGGCTCTTGCTAGGGATAGAGGAATTTTTATTGTCTCACCAACTTCAACATGAGCCTCTGTTGGCTTCTTGTTGATTGAAGCTATAACCCACCAATTACTAGAGCTATTTAAATACTTTTTGGCTAGTTTCCAGAAAGCGTCTCCATTCTTCCATACATATTCAATATACTCTAAATCCGCTATGTCATCGTCATCAAAATATTTGAATCTGGGGGTCCTATATTGCTCAATACTCTTCACACCTCTTTTTTCTAAAGTGTCATCATATTGCTCATAAAAATTAAAACCGGTTGGTCTTCGTAAATATCTAGGCATTATTTTTTACTCCTACGTAATCGAAAATGGAAATTTTTTAGATTCTGTTTTAGATTGGTCTAAGTCTTCTTGATGTAATACATTAAGATTGAATGACAAAGAAATAACCTTCGGATAAAACTGACCCAGACTATCATTAAACATCCCCATATCTAAACTAGGCTTCCATGAAAGAGAGTCAATCCATCCTAAGAGCGGTGTGTTATCCGAAGTAGAAACAAGATTTCCAAATTTAACTTTAACTAGTGGATTTTTTGATATAACTTTGTATTGGTCTTCTTTAGTGTTCATATAACTAGGGTACAACATTTGAGACAAAATATTACACTTTTCAAGATTTTTCTTAGCCTCTTCAGAATCTGCGGCTGGCAAATCCCAAGCCAGTGATATTGTTCTTTTCGTTGAGCTAAATGTAGCAATCGGGTCTAGTCTACCATAAACTTCCTCAGTACTCCAACTGCTCGCAAATGTTTGCCCTATGTCTGTTAAAAAGGCTCTAAAAAAAACTTGTTTTTCTTCTATGGCACTTTCTATTTTTAATTGTTGCTGTTCATTATCTAAAACATTGTATGATAAAGGCATAATCTCTCCTCACTAACCGTATTGTACATTTTGTCCAACCATAACTTTTACCGCTTCTCCACGCATTAATTTTGCTGTTGCGTCTCCGTCAAGTTTGACAACCATCTCTTGTCCTTGCTTGCCTAGGTCTCCGATGGCTTTACCAAGCCCAATAACAGCAGCACCAATAACACCAGCAGCACCAGTCTCTGCCGAAGTTCCTGTGGTCATAACGGCCAAGTTAGTCAACATAGGCTTAACACTATCACTTTTACTGTCCAGATTGTTAACGAATGTTGACATAGCAGCAAACCCAGTCTCTACTTTAGCACCATCAAATTCAGCTAGCCCAGTAGCGAGAGCCGATACAGACTGTAGTATTTCTTTTGGCAGGAATGCCAAAGCGACACCAAGAGCAGCAATACTAAGAGCTAACGCCCCTACTCCTAGGGCCATTATACCCATCGCCATTGAAAATGGCTTGGCTAGTAACATAAAACCAACCATTGAAAGGTAAATTATGCCCATTAGTCCAGCGAGTGCTCCTATGCCGTTTTCTGATATTAATCCGCTTATCCCCCCTATTATGCCAATAATTGCGTCTCCAACAGCCCTAATGCCCGGTTCAGCTAGTGATAGAGCGTAAGCGAATCCTATGGCTGCCAGAACTAAGACTGCTAAAAGCGCAGCTAATATGCCAATTCCTTTTAGAACGGCTGGGTTTCCAATTGCTTTAAGACCAGAACTTAATCCCTTCATTAACGCGGTGAACCCTGCTTGAACGCCCGTTGCCAAACTTTTCATTCCCTTTGAAACTGATTTTGATAAATTATTGATAGCCTTTCTGGCCCCTTTTGACATTTTGTTCATGCCTTCGCCTACTTTATCACCAGTTTTTTCAACAGTACCCCCTAAGAATGAAAATGACACACCAAGATTGCTAAGACTGGAAGCAACGTTTAAAATAAGAATGAATAGCCCTCCAAAAGCAAATACTAATGTTCCAATTAATAACGCAGCAAAAGATAAGATACCTGTAATTACGATAAAACCTTTAAATAATTCTCTATTTTCCTGAATAAGTTCGTGAATCTTCGTTATAAAATCACTAACTGGGTCGATTATACCCTCAAAGGTTATCATGAATTCAGTAAAAAGCATTTTTAGTTTTGTTACAATCGGAGTTGCTTTTCTCATGGCATCTTCTAGTTTTCTTTGTGCATCTTCTGCTAATTGATTTTCCTCTGCAAATTTAGCATATTGCCCTGCGTTCATCCCAAATATTTTTTGTGCCTCATTCATGTCAGAAATTCCAGCAGCCGCAGCAATCGCTTGTTGTTCAAATTTGTTTAAATCCTTAAAAGCTGTGCCTTGCGCTTGTACTGTTTGGATTAGAGTCTCGATTCTTTTGTCTTCTGTCATCATTAGCATAGAACTGGCGTTTAACTGTGTTCCCATAAGGGCGTTTAATTTACCAACCGTGCTGGCGGCACCCTCGAAAGTATCAAAGCCTTTAGCTAAGTTCAGAAGCGTTCCAACTTCAACTCCTGCGGCTTGTGCTGCTGAAGCAAGTCCGTGAAATACTTCTACTGATTTATCGCCATAAACAGATAGTACCTTTAGAGAGGCATTAAATTCTTTTGTGAACTTACCAACGTTCATCCCAACTGTTCTTGCCATCATAGCGACTTTAACACCCATTTTCGCTGCCTCAGCACCTGACATTCCGACATTTTTTGCAAAAAATGCCATTGTTTCACCACTTGTACCGGCATCAACCCCAAGTTTTTGCAATTGTGCTGCTGATCCGGCCATTGCCATTCTAGATGCATGACTCTCCGCGTTAAATCCAATAAAACTTGTTGTTAACCCCTGATAGGCTCTTGCAGTATCCTCTGCTGAAATACCGTTTATGCGATTTTGCTCACTTAGTTTAATAAACATGCCGGTTTGTCGCTGCCCGTCACCTGTTAAAGCTGCGGTAGCCGAGGAAACCTGATCAATCGCTTTGGAAAATTCTATAAAGTTATTATATAACTTTGAAACTACTGCTGATAGAATGTTTTGGATTTTAAAGGTCTCTGTTATTTCTTCCATTAAGCCCTTAAGCCCACCTTCTGTTCTAGCCATGTTACCAATCTCTGAAATCATTCCAAATCCTGATTTTTTATACTGATTTCTGTCAAAGCCCACAACACTTTTACTTACTGAGCTTATTAAGCTTTGGGCTTCTTGTTTTTGCGTTCTATAATTTTTGTTGGCTAGTCTTTCCTCTTCTTCGTGAGCTTTTTCTAGCACTTTAAGCTCATCATCGGTCATTTTGATTTTGCCTTTTAGAACCTCTTTTATTTTTTTCTTTTTAAATTCTGCATCTTCAGCATATCTTTTTTTATCTTCATCACTAAGTCGAGCTAAAATATTTGCTTCAACTTCTGAGCCTTTTTTCATAGCTAGTTGTTGCTGTTCTAAAACTTTTTTATACTGTTCTGCCCTCATCTGTCTTACTTTGGCCGAATCGCCAAAATGTTGAGCTAGTCTGACTTGTGATGCATAATATTCTGCATCTGCTGCTATGTTTCCTTGTTTGATATCAGCTAACGTTTGTTCCCCAAGTTTCATGTCTGCTAGTGCTTGTGCACCAGCAGCAATTTTACTGTTTATCTCATCTCTGGCTTTGGCCTCTCTTTCTAAAAGCTCTATTTTTTCTCTTAGAGCCTTGTTTTCTTCTTCTGGTGTCATTGCCATTACTAAACCCTCATCAACATAAATAGTTTAAATAAAAAAATGCCCTCTTTCGAGGGCTTATCTATCTTTTTCTCATCGCTTTATCCATCTGCTTTTTTTCTTCTTTGAATTGCTTTTGCAACCTTTCAGTAAACCAATTTCTGAGCCCAATCGGGAGGTTATACATCTCGATAAAAGACCATCCGCCAAAGTGTTTTAGAACAAAAAACTGCTCATAAACAGATTCCATATATTTATCGTTCAGGCCAAAAAAAGTCCGCCCCGAAGGGCACCTCCATCCCTTCTTCGTGTCCACACGAAGGGCATGTGTATTCATTTGTAACCTTGACATCGGGATTTGCTAATTTGTAACAAGTTCTTATATGAGTGGAGTCTAGAGTCGGCATATTATCAACGTATTTATTGATAATACTAGGGTCATTATGCCCCTCAATGCTAACAATGATCTTTTTCATTTGGTCTGTCATAACAGACTCTTGCAATTTATGCTTCTTTTTGCTTTGCTGTTGCTTTGCAAGCCATGTTTCGTCTTTGCCGGTCATTAGTCTAAACTTTATTTTAAATTTAGAGTAAGGCATTATGGTTTCAAAGAGACCATCACCAGCTACGGTAACATTAAACTGCTCGGCTGCTTCAGATTCGTGAACCTTTTGATCCAAAAGATCAAACGCAAATCTTGAAGACTCGCCACATGCAGGGCACTGCACTCTTGTTTCATATTCTGCGCCGTATCCAGAAATTCTCGATGCGATAAGAATTGCATTTCGGTCTCCGACAAATAAAGACTCCGGATCTACTCGCTTGTCAATAATGATGTTTTCCATAAATCTCTTTAAGACAAGGCCTTTTTTGATAAGGCTTTGCGATGTTAGAATATCTTCATCTTTTGCCGTCATATATCTAATTTCAATCGTATCTTTATTGTGCAGCGGATGATTAGCAGGGTATCCCATACCTTTTGACGGTAAGTCTACTATTTCTGTTGGTGCTGCAAAATTTAACGGATCAAATTTTGTTTGTTCTGCCTGTTGTTGAATTGGAGCATCGGCAGGAGGTGCTCCCGTTCTATCTAAATTATTTCTTGACAAATTTCACCTCTTTTTATTATTTTAGTTCTGCCCAATCATAGGCAATTGTTAATTGTAATTCTACTAAGCCATCATCATCATATGATAAATCACCAAAAGTAACTGATTTTATCATGAAGTTGTTAAGGCTCCATTCTTCTATGGTTTCACCATCTGCGTTGACCTGCTCGATCAACAGCTTACCAGAAGATTCAATTTTTTTAACTCCAGCGGCTGTTCCTTTTGTTGGAAACACATAGCCAATCTTTTCAAGCTGATCGTAATACTTTTTGGTCTTTTTACCAACATCAACAACTGTTAGTGTTACATCATTCCAAGACACAATGCCGGGATACTCTAAACTATAGTTAATTGCTGTATATTTATTTGAACTAACTTCAAAACTTGGCTTTGAAACTGATTTAGCCCACCAAACAACATCGTCAAGTAATGTAACTTTAAAACGATATTTTCGTGTGGGCTCTAATTCGCTACTACTCCAAAATGCCATTTATACCTCTAGGTTGGTTTGTACGGTCCGGGAGATTGTGGAGAAGGAATGGTTGGTTTCGTATCACTTTCTTTAAATTGCTTCACTTCCAAACCGCTCTTTTGACCAGTGGTACAAATTGCCCAGTCATATCTAATTGACATCTCAACAGTTCTAAGACCGTCATCTTCATATGATAAATCACCGTACTTAGCTGATTTAATAAAAGGGTTTTTAACTTTCCATTCTTCAATCGTCTCTCCCTCTGCATTTACAACTTCAATAGCAAGCTCTCTAAAGCCCGTCTTGTTGGCCAATCGTTTGGAAATGGTTCTTTTTGTATTGGCACCATCTTTTGATGCCGGTACATTATAACCAGAATCAATCAATAGTTTATTAGTTAATTGAACAGCATCAGGAGAAATAGGATCAACTAATGTCATTGTAATTTCAGACCAGCTAACACGTCCGGGATAATAATATTTATTATCAAAGAAATTGTGCTCAACCTCTGATACATCATAAGATGGTACTGTTACAGACTTCGCCCACCATAGAACGTTATCTGCGCCAAAACCGGCTAGCGCTATTTTAAATCTATAATTTCTCTTTGGTTCGGTATCACCACTACTCCAAAATGCCATTTTAATTTTCTCCTATAAATCTTTATTAATTAGTTGGCTACTATTAAAATTCGATGCCTGATCTTGTAATAACAAAATCAATTGCAATAAATTCAATTGCTCTAGCAGGCTTGACAAATATCTTAGCATATAGAATGTTTTGATCAATTAAGTCTGCTGTTGTTGTTGTTTCATCTAAAACTAATTCATATTCAACAATTCCCAATCTTGACTGTGCATCAGCCAAAATTAAATCAGCATCAGCCCTAAATCTTTGCCAAGTTGCTTTAACATTCTGATCGAAGAGAACAGTTTCAGCAACACGACCAACGCGCTTCTTCAAGAAAATCATTAGACGACGAACATTTACTCGGTCAAGAGCAGATCTTGCTTGCTGTAAAGTTTTCTGTCCAAAGATAACTGTTTCACCA